TAAAATTGTAAGTAGCAAGCCCAGAATCAACGGTAATCATAGCCGCTCCGTCGTCACTAATTTTCATTACCTTGTCTCCATACAAATCCAAGATAGAAATAACTGTTTTGATTGGCCAGCTCCAAGCACGTTTAAGCACACCATCTACATCTGCATGGAACACAAAATTACCTGCGTGTGTACTATGATCGCCAAAGAAGAATTTTAAATCTCCATCTTCTGTTTTAGCTTGGAAATTTGTTTCCTCTGAATTCGCCTGACTCTGCATTTTCAAACGCTGGATAGCGATAGCACTGGGCTCAAAAGTCAAATTCCAATTGGCTCCTTTAAATTTTACTGTCTTAAGTTTTTCATTGATAAGTTCACTAGCCATAAAACGATAACTATTTTTAAAATCACCTGTGGCATTTTCAAATTCTAACTGTTCTGGCTCGTTAGTAGTCTTGCGACTAATAGTGAGTTTGGCATTTTCTTTGTACTCTTGTAAACTCAACAAGATTTTAAGTTTTGACAAATTTGGCATACCAAATGTTCCGATAAATTCTGCTACCGGATTGGCAAATTTGCCATCAACCACAACTGACCGGTCTTCGGATATTCCGCTAATAGTAGTTTCGTCTGCTGTGCCATTGATTTTAATTAAATCAATATTTCCTAATTCCAAAGTGTGACTGACTAAATCTAGTAAATGATCTCTCATTGTATTATTTCCTTTAAAGTAATGTTGTTAGTGTAACAGATATATTTAGATTTTACTACTCATTTGATACAATTTTGTTGCTAAAATTCAAACAATGATTGGAATGTATTTTCTGTATTGGTAGCACTGGCAAGATCCCAATCTAGTACGCTGAGTAGATTGTCAATCTTTTGATCTACAATAGTGGCTTCCATCAAACTGTCATCAAATGGCAGCTCTTTAAACCAGTCTGGAATACGTTGTTCGTCTGTAGGGTAGCCTATGCTAGTCCAGCCTAGTGGATTTTGTTTTAATTTACATACGATAGTTTTCATACCGTCAACTATAGCCATAGAATAGTTGTCCCCGTTCATTCTACGCAAGTTATTCCAATTAAGCGCCGCACGTACATGTCCTGGCATATTAGCCTTACCTTCAGCTTCTTCTTTTTTACCATACATAGTAAGATTGTTAACTCGCTTAGGAGTGCCTTTTTCCCAAGCCGGACGTTGTGCGAATGCATACTTGAATTCACGTATACGTTCCACAATTTCTTCTCGACCAGTTCCAGTTAATACTTTTTCCAATATCTCATAGAGAAAATCTTGTATCACTTTAGGAGTATCTGAACGTTTTAAATCTAAGCCCATGGCTTTTATCTTGCCTGGCTTACCATCCACATCCAATCGTTTTCCTTCTAAATCATAAATCAACACAGCATATCTTTTCTTTGTGATGAAAAGACTATTTGATCCAATCAGCTCACGGCCAGCTTTGATTAACTCCCCTGCTTCTCTTGGACAATGAAATGCCTGTTCCATAAATGCGGGAAAACTATCATTTACTTGATCAGAAATGGAATCATATAACTGTGTACACATGTCTTTATTCCACGACATTTTACCGCTGGAAACATCATCTTTAAGCATGGGCCAAGCAGTAAAGTAACAACTGTCAGTATTATGAACTAATATATCATTGGCGAAAAAAAAGGGGTCTTGATCTGCTATACTTAGATCATATACATAATCATTTACCTCACCTAAACACTCTATACTCTTTACTGCTGTTCTTGTAATATCCATTTAGCTACCTTGTTTACTGTTTTTTGTTTATTAATGAGAAAATCGTTCTCCCATACCACATAAGTCTTAAATCCAAACGATTCGGCTGTTTTTAATTTTAACATATCACCATTCCATATGTCAACCGCTAAATTTCCACGTACCGATGCTGTCGGGAGATAAAATTTTGGATTAGCATGCCAGGCAAATAATTAGATCTGTGTTCAATATATCAGTGGGTTTTACTTCCAATAGCATACCATCTCGATCGACCATTATGCTGTGATCTTCGGTTACTTTAACTGATTTTCCGTTTTCTAAAGTAATTTTGTATAACTTCTTTTTTGTTTTATGTCGCATGATATAAGATATCTTACTCATAACAGTAGCATCTTCGTATGCGTTAAATCCAATGACCTTAGCCGATGACCAAGTTGCATACTCTTTCTCCCCAATCATACTATGCTCTGGAGTTTGTCTAAATAGATCTGCGATGGTTATTTCGCCTGAATCGGTTTTGATAAGTGTATCGCCTGTCACACTGTCGCCGTATACAATAGCATCACCCAAGTGATCCTTAACACCAGTAATACATTCATTGATATAGCCAGCCATGTGTCTGGCAATGCTACGTCCTGTTAGTGTAGTTGACTGCCCAATACGTTTGTCAAAGAATCTACAATGCGGATTCAAAATAGCACCGTATAAGGAATTTAAATTAATTTTTTTCACTAACTGTCGTTTGTCCCAAAAGGCAATTTCTTTGGGGTCAGTAGCTTCTTTCTTTTTAGCCTGTAGTTCTTTACGTTCAGCGTACCAACGTTCAAGTAAGCCTGGAACCACACCTTTGCGTTCATACGTAACTATAGTTCCATTAGCAGTCAACATCCACGGCTGATTGCTGTTAAAAATCATGTGCCAAATGTCTGCGGCACTGTGTACAGTACTGTCTCCATCTTGCCAGTCTACTGTTATTTCTGTACCTTTTTGTTGTTCCATAACTGCCGTATACTCTAGCGAGGCAAATACTCCTTCCCAAGCTGCCGCAAATGTCTTGCCCCTGTCAACAATTTCATTTATGTACCGGTCAGTCATTACAGGACGTAGTTGTCCGACAACAGTTTCCATTCCCATATTTAATGCTCGTATAGCCGATGGATACAGGCTGTTAATGTCAACTGCGCCTACCCATTCATGCATGCCTTTTTTTGGATAAGCTACATAAGCTCCGGCTGCCGCGGTATCGTCATCTGTCAATCTTTGTTTGCGATTGGGCACTACTAGCCCACGTTCATGTGCTTCTACGATAATAGCCTGTTCTGTAACAGCCACGGCTCCCATGGTGGTCGGAATCAACACAGTATTGGCATGCGCCAATTCATTGGCTAAGTCTATAAACTTTAACTTTGAATCTAACTTATTAAGCAATAACGTGTCGTGTCTATTATATTCAATAAACTTTTTAAAGTTTTGATTATATAATTGATCTAGCGTACCTTCATAAGCTGTTTTATGTTCATTAAGCTCATATTCACAAATGGCGTCTAAACTATAGCTGTGTCGTTCTTCGTAAGTGTATTTTCTATACAACTGCATGTAGTCCATGTGTACACGTCCGACGATATCATATGTAGTATTGGTAGCCCCAAACCTATCAAATTCTCGTTCTTTAGGATACTGACCCCACAAACAAAATCTGCGTGTGTCATCTTTGCTGAGTACACGTTTGATACGATTGACTGTATAAGGTATATCATATCCCTCGCTGTTCCATCCAGACAACACGTCGGCATCTTCAATTAAATCCAAGAAAGTTTTCAGCATATCTGCTTCATGCTCAAAAACTATACAGTTACTGAAATCAGCAGTTACTTCCTTTGCTGTTTCTATAGTCATATGTTTGGGCGGAATAGTCAGTGTTACTAATTGATCTAACCACTGTAGATAAACTGAAATGGCAGTTATGGCATTGAATGGATCAGTAGTGGGTGAATAACCGCGTTCTTTATGGAAGTCTACTTCAATGTCAAAAAATGCCACTTGCAATTCAGGAGCATCAACTCCCTTGTAGTTTTCTTCTAAGCAACGGAATATGGGATTGATATCGGCTTCGTATAGCTGTTTGCCTTTTTGTATGGCAACTTCGCGCCTAAATTCTTTGGCAGTACGTGCACTAAATCTACTAACAGGTGTACCATAGATAGATTTAAATTTGCCCCTAACATCATCATAGTAAAATATATAATCCGCTGGATACTCTTTATAAACACGTTCTCCGTTGACTCGCTCAACCACGTGTATTCTGTCATGTTCACGATCATATAAACTGTCAATGTAGCTGATATTAATTCTCCATTTTAACTAATACTAATAAATGCTTATGTAGATACACTTTACAGGCAAAATATTCTCCAAATGAATTGAATACAAAAGCAACCAAAACTTTCGGAGAATTATATTCAGATACTATTGCTCGAGAAAACAAAATCAAGCAATATTACAATTTAGTCACTAAATGGGGCTTATAGAGTCTTTCCGACAGTGGTCAATATTTGCTCTAAAAGACTATGATCATCTTGTGTGCGACCAAATTCAGCCTTGTGAGCAATTTTAATTGCTTTCTTTAAAATGCCAGGTTTGATTTCTAATTCTTCAGCGATGGCTTTGACAGTGTCATTTAAGCCTGTAGTCAAAGTTTCAATTTCAAATGTCACTGCCATTCCTTCATTGATAATTTGTTCAAGTTTTTTAGTTTGTTCTGCTGTAAATACGCGATCTGACATAAGTTCTCCTTTAATAATACATTATACATTAAGTACCAAATACTACCTATTAATTTGGCTACTTTTAGATATTTTGGTAGCGAATCAAAATATCAGGGCAGTAGCCGCCCAGCCTCGCAACTAAATGCGGTCCTAAGGCCATTCTATTCGAAAGCAAACAGTGTGCCAAATGGATCTTTCGATTCAGTTGGCATTAGGTTGCTTCCTCGACATCTATAATAAGTTTGATTATAACTATGTAGTACTTCTACAGTAGATACGCTAGGAATCTTGAGCATTTTGTAAATCTCATCTGTGCAAAAACTTGACTGTGCTTGAGTAAAATCTTCATGTTTAATTAAACCCTGCTGATCCAATGCTTTATAAAAGTTATTTTTTGGAACTGAATCACTGGTTATTCTTTGAGCTAATGCTGACAACACATCGCGTATATTTTGATTACGTTGTGTCAATTTATTCTGTAGTGCCGTATCAACACCTGCGCCGTATACTTCCTTAAGTACGTTGGCAACGTCTTTTTCATTTACTATAATAGCATAGTCTCTGTGTGCTTGACTCCACTCGTTTTTGTCTAATAATACAGTTGGACAAGAATGTGCTGTTTCTAATGCTCCCAATCCAAATGTTTCACTGACTGCGGGATGATAAGCCGCCCCGAGACTTTGTATTATACGTGTTTTCTCCATACCTGTCACACCCACGTGTATTTTGTATTCAATGCCTTCTTTTTTGAAACGTTCTTGGAACTTCTTAGCACTGGTTTCGGATGGCACTAGAACCACAGCTGGCAAACCAGATGCTTTTAGTGCGGCAATATACGCTTCGGGATTTTTACGTGGTTCCCACGGTCCTACAAAACCAACTCCCCAACGTTCAACGGGCAGTGAAGAGAAATTAAGTAATTCTTGCTCTGGTACTAAGGGCGGAACAACTAAACACTCATCTGTTTTATTGGGATATTGTATACGGGCATGTGACTGTATCCAATTACTTTGACATGCTAACACAACATCAGGTAAGTTACACAATGCTCTATAATGATCAGTTACCCCTGGGGAAAAAATATCATGTAATACTTTAATGCCTGCTTCTGACTCATGATGTGTTGCGTGTAATACTGTACAATATTTGTGTACCCCAATACTGGTAACAGCATCTAATGCTTCTCCTACATTAGTAACTATCATATCATATGTATGACTGCGTAAAGCTTTGACCAAGGAATTTCGAAAATTTAATGATAACGCTGTATCAAAAGGTTTTGAAAAAGAACTAAGTTCTTTATATATCGAATCAACTATAGTATTGTCTGGTTGTATCCATTGTACTCGTTGTTT